CAAACTAAGAGTCTACGATAGTTTTCTCTGTGGATACGCTTTAGTTTATCTGGCGCAACCACATCACCATTTTCTAAGCCCATTTTAACACCTTCACGGAAACCAGCACGCCATGCTTGTAATGGACTTCCGTTGTTGTGTACCCATGAATACCAATTGTTCATTTGCACATAGTGGATATTCCAACAAAAATCAACCTGTGCACGTTTATCAGTTACTGGTGCAGCTTCGTGTGTACGCATACGGTTTACAACATCAACCGGCCACATTTTAATGCCGCCATTACCATACACTAAACCATTAATTTTGTTTTTTGCTGCAAAACTAATAACATGGTTATCTCCAATTCTATCCATGTCTAATTCAACATTAAAAAAATCTTCATTAACGATGTTATCAGCATCAATTGTAATAAAACGTTCAGTTTCACTTAGTGCTGCGGCGGCCTTGTGTGCAGCATCACTTCCCCATACTCCATGGCTCCTCTTGGCCCATGGACATTTATCTAATAAGTCTGCATAGTTTTCATCAGCATTGGGTTCGTCGTAGCTGATATAAACTATGTCAAATTCATTAATACTTACCAGGTTTGACATATTCTAGTTCCTCATAATTAAATGACAAATGCTTGCCTTCTTCACCGATTAATAACTTAGATGTTAAAAGATCGGCGTCAGTTTTAACATATAACTCTCCATGGTTGCCTAGTTCTGTTAATGGCAACACTATTGTATCTTTAAGGTCAAATGGAGTATCTCCAGTGATGTAAATTTTTAGATTGCTAAAGATTTTAAATTCATCAGGACTATTAAAATTGCTTCTAAAAATCCAACCTTCTGTACTTTTACTAATATAAAATGCTGCTTCTTTATTTACATCCGTAATATTATAATGATTACGCCTAGAGTTTTTCCTTTTGAGATACTCTACACTAACATAGTTTTCTTTAGATTTCAAGCCATAACTTTTAAAAATTCTACGAGTTAGGATATCAATATTATTGAGTCCGATAACGTTCTGTAGATCCTCCAAGTTAAAGAGTTCAAATCCTTTGTTAATCAAATCAATAGGATCAATCTTGATAGTTTTGATTAGATTCAGTGGATTATTTTTTTCAATAATGTAAAAGTATATAGTACTGTTGTTTACATTCTCTTTTTTAGAAAACTTTTTGTTGTTGCGTCTACCAGTCATCTTATACACAGCATCAGTACTGATATTAACTTCCAACATCCAACTATTAGTGTATTTGATAATGTTAATTTCTCTGTCAGTGGTCAACGGAATTTCAGCAACTTTACTAAGATGATTTTCTTCTTCTTTAAGTCGCAATTGATGCTGTTTAGGCATTAAGAAAATCCCATCTGGTGTTTCCATCACAATAAATTTTTTGGGATTTAGGTGTCCCAAAATAAGTTCTGCTGCAGTGTTGTCTTCTGTTACCAGATGTGGATTCTTAGACGCTTTGTACTTGTTTGTTATATTGATGATTTCACCAGTCCATTCATCATAATAAACATAGTACTTAGGAAGCGGCTTTTCTCCTACTACTGATATCAATCTGGGTTCGGTATTCATTCAATATTTCTTCTGTTATAAAATTTAAATCTCGATAGTGCACAATTCCTGATGAAATTATACTGTTTTCAATGATGAGTTTTTTGTTTTCTGGAAACCAATAGTTTAACACTTCAGTCCATTCATCTGGAACATCATTATTCCATAGCCATTGGCTTGTAGTATGCAAATCATAAAAGTCGTTATTAACAACTTTCAAGTTTGATTCGACATCTAACAAATGTGTTACAATATTACACAAAATATTTTTACTAAAACGTGGAGGCTTTTTATCTGGCATTAAACTACTATAAATTTCTCTCCAGTTTTGCAACACTGCATCAGCCATTTTAAACCATTCAATTGCAGACTGGCTATCTCGTTTAAAATATATCATACTATTGTATAACTTGGGAAGTTCATAATGTGATTCATATTCAAAAAGACTACTACCCAACCTTAAAGGTTGGTTTCTATACGTTCTGGCAGCCGAAGGAATAGAAATGTCATTTTTGGACATTGTTTCCCATAACAACTCAACATCAACGTTGAGAAATATTGTATCAAAGTCTACATATATAGTTTCATCATATGGAGTAGCATGTATCATTTGCCAAACGTTCATGCCATGAAAACCATCTTTGTATGCACTGTTACCAAAGGGCAATTCAGTCACATAATCAAACACATTAGCATAAATTTTTGGTAGTTCAGCCCCTTTATCAAGTACAATACATATACTAGATTCTGGATCTGATAACTTAATACTTGCAGCCGTAGCATAGGCATAGTTCAACATACTTTGCTCAGTATTAATTGCTAATATCACAAATCCTTTTTTGCTCATAATACATCCCATCCTTCAGTGACTTTTTCTAACATACTTTGTGCATTTCTAGAAATAGCAAGTTTGTTCATAAGATGCATATTAGTATTTTCGTAACGAGTTAATATATTTTTCCATTGTTCTTGACGGTTATGACTTAACAAAATAATATCATTTGCGCTTTTAATTTCAACAATATCATCTTTTTGGTCCATATTAACCATTTTCATTCCGTCAAAGGTATGTACAAAAGTGTTTTCATTAAACCCATTTAGAATATGTGCTGCAATACTAACACAAAAGTCAGTACGAAATAGTCCAGGCGGAAACTGATATAATAAATGATAATAGTCCCAGTTGTCTTTTACATGAGCCCATGTATCAAAAAACACACGACTTTCTTCACTTTGATCAAAGTAAACAACTGTACTCCACCAATGGTGAATGCCAGCATCACTTAGTTGTTGTTCATTCATGTACGGGGGTTGGTGTTCTAAATATCTAGCATATTTGTGCATTGCAATAGGAATATCACTATCAAACACATATGCGTAGTCATTGTTCATAATAAAGTAGTCAGTATCAATTAACATAGTTCTTTCAAAAGGAGTAAGTTCAAAAATTTCATGCTTGTTACTATTACTAAATTGCGCACTGAATTCAGTCCACGGACTGTCATAGTGTCTACGTGGATTACTAGGATGTGTTACATCCTGTATGACTACAGTATCAAAGACTTTGTTATGTAGTTTATCAGGTATACTGTCTTTAAGATACGAGTATGTACCATTATCAGTAATAAGACATGTGTTCAAATTTGGCATATTTCTTTTAACATATGCCGCCGCTAAATGGGCAAATTGAATATAGTCCATTTTATCATTGTTGTATGCAAACATGCATACGCCACGCTCTTCTTCGCTCATTACCAGTCCATAATTTTTTTAATATTTCTTGCTTTTTTAAGTTTATCCATTTGAACTTTATATTCATTCACACCTTCAGTGTAAGCACTAATAAGTGTATCTAAAAAATCTTGTAAGTCTTCAATTTCAATTGGATTTTCTTTAACGTCAAGTATTACACTTGATTTCTTTTTAACTGAAATAAGTGCTTGCACAAATGCAATTGTTTGTGGACTAGCATTAAAAGACCCACCGTTATAATGCACCTTCTGAAGATTTTGCATTCTAGAAATAACGTTGCGTTTTTGGTTTGCTAATGTAGTTCGATAGTTGCCAAATTCTAGGGCTTTCTCGAGTCTCTCATCCATGGTGAGTTTCTCCTTATAATTAACTACTAATATAACTTATTTATATGAGATTTGTCAAGCTATTTTTTAGCCATCATCGCCGGTCATAAAATCATTAATGATAGAAAAAATAGGATCTGGACTCACGTCAAATCTAGCAGGCTCAAGACCTCTTTCAATAACATCAGGCATAAGATAGCTAGGTGTTACTTCAAAAGTACCGTCGGACACTTGATTATATGCTGTATCATCAAGTGTTATTTTTAGATCTACATCACGTCCATTATTTGCCCATTTTCCATAAAGTTTCATATAGCGGTTTGCGTAACTACTATAACCACTATACCCATAGCCATAGCCGTAACCATAACCGTATCCGTATCCTGATGGCTGCGGGCTGTCCCAAAATGAAAGTGGGTCTCCATACACATATGATCCTGTATATCCGTATCCATATCCGTATCCATATGCTGAATCCCAGTCTTCAGGTATTGTAACGCCACTACTAGTAAACAACAGCTGATATTGATCAGTTAAGTCATAAAACCCTTTACCTTCGCTAGTACCAAGTGTTCTACTACTACTTTGTATAACGTTGTTCCATGTTAAACTTAAGACACCAATTTCATTAATAATGTCCGCCCAGTTGTTATATCCAGCAGTTGAACCACCAGACATTTCCATGTTTAGGCGAAGTTGTCCGCCACTATTGAAAAAATAACGAGCATGATTATAGTCATTGAACGTCCATCTATGTTCACCTATCAATTGGTCCATCCATGGAATACTGCGTTGATATGGACTTGATGGCGTTACGATATAAGAACTAGCATTTGTTGGGTCAATAGTTAAATGTGTGTTGTTTGTTAAAATGCTAGTGTTAACTTTTGATTCAACTACATTTAAATCTTCAGCACGAATGGGTGTTCTTATAAGTATATCAGTACGGTTAGCAGGAACGTTAAACACCAATATTGTATCATTAATATTGACATGGTCAACCATAATGTTTGTACGGTCAACTAAACCTTGTAACCTTTCTGCAGTAATTAATGTTCCTTCAACAAGGGCATCATCAACATGTACTGCACCCCATCCAAATTTATGATTAGATCTATCAGCATCTGTCACCAGAACAGTACTATACTTGTCACCAAAAATTTTGTTGACTAGTTCAGCTACTGTGTTGTATTCTGAGGCTAGTACTAATGTACCTGCTGATACCGGCATATTACTTTGCTCCTACAATTATTTCAACAACACCTATACCGTTGTCCATTTTGTCTGCAAGAGCTCTACCAACAACTAATCTATAGTCCAGCACACCTGCACCAGTGTCTACTTGTGCATGGCCTGGGGTATTACTTGATATCAAACGTTGACCTTTTCTAATTTTTCCTACAACTTTGCACGGAACACGCCCAGCTAATGCTACATAAGGGTGTGTGACGTCTGTTCCTGCTGCACTATTCATTTCAAATCCTGGCGCTGTTGATATCACGCCAAAAACTTCGTCGTCAGCTACTTGTAAAGTTTGTGTAATTTCGTGTGATCCGCCTATTTTCACTAATGTACCTGGCTCATATTCTTTGTCTGCTGCATAACGTTCTGCAAGGTCAGCATATTCAGCACTAGTAGCTGTACCTCTAAATTTATAATTTACAGTAGTGTTCATGTTGATGCCAGACTGTATAACTGGAAATTGTGTTGTTAGTACAGTAACGCCATCTTCCAAGAATTCACTTGCTGCTGGTGTCCATGCTACAGTGTCATCAACTGTGATGGTAATAATATTACCATCTACAATACTTTCCAAAGTATAGTGTGTTACACCATTTGTGTCAAGTCTTCTTCTAGCTTCAATTCTTGTATTTCCAGCTGGAAACCCAATTGGGTACCATTTTCCATTATCGTACAAATAAAGTTGACTTTCACTTGTATCGTACCAAAGCTGCCCCTCTGAAGGATTGTCAGGCGCCGTAGTTGCTGCAAAATTTTCTAACAAGTGCAACATATTTTCATTAAAATATTCGCCAAATCTGTTATAATTTTTGCCGATAAGTTTTAAACTGGTACTAGTGTTTACTGTACCGTCGTTTACAACTATTGGCGTTTTTCCGCTTTCTGAATAATCTACTGTATATGGCATCTTTTTTCCTATTAAACGTCACTATATGATGTACGCAATCTAATTGTATAAATCACTTGAATTTTTCTGTTTGCACTTTTTTGTACTGGATGGAAAATAACATGTGTTAACAAATCATTATTTGCAGTATATAACGCTAGCTCGTCAAAAACATAATCTCCATCCATAGTAGTAGCAGTGTCTAATGTGTCTTGCCCAACTGGTTCACCATAATCAAGTGTGCAGGTAGTGATAACATCACTGTAGAGTAATGTAGTGGTGTGCGAAACTTCAACACTGTTGTCAGCACTTCCAGACACAGCCTCATCAACTACTTTACTAAATGTTTCGTTGTAAAGTGAACCACTTGTTAATGTTGTATTTGGCGCTTTGTATGTTACTGCACCAATTGCATCAATAGTAGTTCCAGAATTACCAAATCTCATTGTTCCAATGTGATATGATCCTACTGCTCCAGTTTCGTTTGCTAGTAATTTTGCTAATGCAATACTCATGTTTTCAAAGTTGATAGCATTTCGGCGACGAACCAATACTTCACCGCTTTCAGGATCCCATATTGTAATGTGACCTTCTACTCCTATCAATGATTTTTCAATTTTAGATACACTCATTTTCTTATTCCATTTATAATATTTATAACGTTCCAAAACCGGCATTTCTTATGAACTCATGTTCAGGAGTAGTACCGCTTGTCGCTAGACTTACACCGTTATCATTGTATGCAAGTCTCAAATTATCACCGTAGTGTCCAAAATTAGCCAATGCTGGAAGAATTCTTAATTGCTTGCTTCCGTCATTAACTATTGTTCCACCTACGTGTTCTTGTGCTGTTGTAGCGTATGTGCCTCTGGTTACATATACTAAGTTGTTTCCATCAACAGCACCATATGTTACACGCTCTGTTCCAATCCAAGCTACACCCAATATGCCATCAGTTGGAACAGTCATCATACTAGCATCAACTAGTGGTATTGTTGTTGCATCAGCAGTAACAGTTGTTTGAACCACCGCAACGTTTGCTTGTGCTATCACAATATTTTCCTCAATGTTATATGGTTCAAATATATTCATCTGGAATGTGCGAGTATTAGTAGGATCAACTGTACTTCCACTTGTGTTGGTTTGTACACGAAT